ATGCCTGAGCTATACGACACAATCCCCGGCTCGCGTGAGTGGCCCATTAAGGCCGACTCAGCGCGTCCTGAGACAATCAGCTATCTCAAGCGGCAGGGATTCAATATCTCAGCTGCTGAGAAGTGGCAGGGGAGTGTTGAGGATGGGATCGCCCATCTGCGCGGCTTCGACGAAATCATTATCCATCCACGCTGCAAGAACGTAGCGCGAGAGGCTCGCATGTGGTCCTACAAAACGGACCGCATCACTGGTGAGGTATTGCCGAAACTGGCTGACGGTTTTGAGCACTGCTGGGACGGTATTCGCTACAGCCTTGACGGGCACATTAAGCGCAAAGGCCAAGTGGTCGGGATGATGATTCCAAAAAGGTTGCGTTAAATATTAAAGATTCACCAAGAATTGACGTTATTTATTAATGATGTACTTACAAGGAGATAGTTATGCAGCATCATTTTAAAAACGTTATTTTCCAGCGCATCTCGAAGGGCTCAACGGTTGGCAATCAAGTAAAACTAAGCGATGTTCTTGCTAATGGAAAGACTGAGTCAGCTCTGTTAGAGGCTCTTCAGAAGCAATTTAAGGGCGATACGATAAAGCTGAAAAGCTACCAATAAGTTAAGGCCACTTCGGTGGCCTTTTTTATTGCCATAAATCCACCACCGGACAATCCATGAATGACAAATTAACTCTTGCCGTCAACCATGCGCTGAACGATGCGCGGATGGCTCGCGCCCGTATTGGGCTGATGACGCCGACAATGGGGCTGGACAATAAGCGCCACTCTGCGTGGTGCGAGTATGGCTTCCCTGAGCAGATTACCTACGACAACCTGTATTCGCTCTATCGGCGCGGCGGCATTGCCCACGGTGCGGTAGAGAAACTGGTCGGTAAATGCTGGCAGACTAACCCGGAAATCATTGATGGTGACGACGCAGACGAAAGCGAAGGTGAAACCACCTGGGAGTCGAAGGCTAAACAGGTCTTTACCAATCGCCTCTGGCGTTCGTTTGCTGAAGCAGATCGTCGACGGCTTGTTGGTCGCTATGCTGGAATTCTTCTGCACATCCGTGATGACAAAGACTGGAATCTTCCCGCCACCAAAGGCCGAGGGCTGCAAAAGGTAACTGTGGCCTGGGCCGGGTCTCTTACAGTTGGTGAGTGGGATACGGGACTGAACTCTAAGACGTACGGTCAGCCGAAGATGTGGCAGTACACCGAACGTCTGCCTAACGGCTCAAATCGCCGGGTTAACATCCATCCTGATCGCGTGTTTATCCTGGGCGATTACTCAGATGATGCGATCGGCTTCCTGGAGCCAGCCTATAACGCCTTCGTGAGCCTGGAGAAGGTAGAGGGCGGGTCTGGGGAGTCATTCCTGAAGAACGCAGCGCGGCAGCTTAATGTCAACTTTGAGAAGGAAATCGACTTCAACAATCTTGCGTCGCTTTATGGCGTGAGCATTGACGAGCTGCAGGATAAGTTTAACGACGTTGCCGGGGAAATGAACCGCGGTAACGATGTTCTGATGACAACCCAAGGGGCCACAGTCACACCGCTGGTCACTGCTGTCGCCGATCCGTCAGCGACCTATAACGTTAACCTGCAGACTGCCGCCGCTGGAGTTGATATCCCGACGCGCATCCTGGTTGGTAACCAGCAGGCAGAGCGCTCCAGCACCGAAGACCAGAAATACTTTAATGCTCGTTGTCAGTCGCGTCGCGTAGACCTCGCTTTCGAGATAGAGGACTTCTGCGACAAGCTTATCGACCTGCAGATCGTCGACTCAGTCAGTCAGAAGGCTGTTATCTGGGATGACCTGAACGAGCAGACCGGTACTGAGAAGCTCACCAACGCTAAGACAATGGGTGAGATTAACCAGACCATGCAGGGCAGTGGCGACGAACCGGCGTTTAGTCGTGAAGAGATTCGCACTGCCGCCGGTTATGACAATGACGACGAAGATCCATTAGGAGAAGAGGATGGCGACGAAGAAGACGAAGCCACCAATTCTACCGCGTAACTATCAGGATCCGACTGGAGCCGATGCGCTGGAACGCCGTGCAATGAAAGACTTCGCCAGGCGGATGAATAAGATTGGCAAGGCGTACAAATCAGCACTCGAAAAAATACCCTCCTCCCTCGCAGTAAACGCCAGATACGAATACCAGCTAAACCCAACTCTACTCACCATCATTCTGAACGATGCCAGTTACCTGGTGGATCAGGTGTTGATGGAGGGTAACGAGTACGACCTCTGGTTTTACGAGTACATCGATCTGGCATCAGAGAAAGGTACGGGGCAGTCGTTCTACAACCTAAGCCAGCAATCCACGGCGTATTCCGCCGGGCGGGAGTCACTGGCCTCCATCCTCGCAAGCGACCAGTACCAGCAACGCATGGCACTGGTGCATGCGCGTGTGTTTGAGGAAATGAAGGGGCTTAGTGCTGAGGTTAAGCGCGACATGGCGCGAGTGCTGACGGATGGTGTTGGGCGAGGTCTTAATCCGCTGGATATTGCCCGCAACCTGACAGGCCAGACTGGCATTGAGAAACGCCGGGCGAACCGGATAGCGCGAACAGAAGTCACTACCGCACTGCGCCGGGCTAAGTGGGATGAGGATCAGGAGGCAAATGACCTTTACGGGCTGAAAACGCTACTGGTTCATATCTCCGCACTGTCGCCAACAACCCGTCATACCCACGCAGTGCGCCATGCTCACCTCTACACCAACGAAGAGGTGCGTGACTGGTACAGCAAGGATGGGAACTCCATCAACTGCAAATGCAGTCAGCAGTCGGTTCTGGTCAACGACGAAGGCGAACCGGAGTACCCGGACACCATCACCAAACTCAAACAGGAATATAAATCGATGCAGGCGCGCGGTTATGCCTGGGCGGAGAAATAAATATGACTATGCAGGTAAATATCACCACGAAGGTGAACAGCCAGTCCATCCGGCGCGAAACATACAACGGCCGCGAGCATCTGGTGCTGCCGAGTTACACGCTGCCGGCCAATGTCGTCATGAATGGCGGGTTGTACACGGAAGATGAAATCAACGCCCATTATCAGGGGCTGGAAGGCACCCTGGCGCCGCTGGGGCATCCACAGATTAACGGTCAGTTCGTATCAGCCTTCTCACCGGAAGGGATTAACGCAGGGCATATCGGGGCGTGGAACCGCAACGTTAAGAAGTCCGGTAATCGCATCTACCTCGAAAAGTGGGTTGATGTAGCCCGCGCCGGTGAGTCTGAAGGCGGAAAAGAGCTTCTTGAGCGTGTCGCTGCTATTGAGCGTGGTGATGACGTTCCGCCTATTCATACCAGCGTGGCGGCTTTCCTCGACCAGCTTGAGCCTAACGAACAGCAGCGAGCTACTGGAGCCGATTGGGTGGCGAAAATCCACAGCATGGACCATGACGCGATTCTGCTGCACGAGGTGGGCGCAGCGACGCCAGAGCAGGGTGTTGGCCTGATGGTTAACGCAGACCTCGCGAAGCCAATGAGCGTCAATTCAGGCGCATTGGTGGGCGAATCCTACCGGGAGCGCGAACAGCGTCTCGACCGGGCGGCCAAAGCGAAGTTTGCAGCAGGGTCAGATGAATCCGCCTGGGTGGCTGACTTCACTGATTCTCAGGCTGTGATCATCCGCAACGGCGGCAATGCAGAGGTGTTTGGTTACAAGTCTGAGGGTGGCGCTATCACCTTCGAAGATACAGGCACCGCTGTAGCGCGCCAGGAATCATGGGTGACTGTCGTCGCCAACAAATTCAAATCTCTTTTTACACCGCAGGAACAGCCTGCACCAAACCACAAAACGGAGGGCGACATGCCTTTAACCACTGAAGAGAAACAAGAGCTGATCAGCGAAATCGGTAAAGGCCTGGCCGCAAACTTCGCCGATGCCTTGAATCCGATTAAGGACGCGATCACTGGCCTGCAGGCTAACCAGGATAAGCTCGCTGAAACCCTGACCGCCAACTCCCGAGCCGAAGAAAAGGCGAAGCGTGAAGCGGTAGCCGCAAAGCATGGCGATGTCGTTGCTAACGCTCTGACAGGCGATGCTCTGGACGCGATGTTTAAGTCGCTGGGCGAAGCTGCGCCGCTGGGCACCAACAATGCACAGCAGCCGAAAGAAACCGGCGCACCTGCCGCTGACGAACACTTCAAATAAGGAGCCGGAATAATGCCACGTTATCGTCGCGTTAATATTGACGGTCAGTCCCTGTACAAGACCGAAACCCGCACTACGGCTGCCGCACTGCTTCCTGGCACCGCTGCAACCATCAACTCATCAGATAAATTCGCTCAAGCCACTGCGCTTACCGGCCGCCTGTACATCATCGATGTCGGATATCACCAGGGCCTGACCATTACCGAAGCAATCCCGGCAGGTGACTCAGCTGTTGGTAACTACGTCGAGGAAGGTCGTGAGCTTGCACTGCGTTGCCTGCCTGGCGCGTACAAGAAAGACAGCCCGATCAAACTGGGTACTGCCGGTCAGTTCACCCTTGCCACTTCCGACACTGATTCTGTGATCGGCTACAGCCAGGATGAACACACCATTGCGGCCAGCACCACCGATTATATTCGCGTGCGTATGCGCGTTGGCACCGCAGCCGCCGCTAGCGCTTAACAAAAGGATAAACGCACATGTATTTCTCTAAAGACACTCTGGCGGCAAACTCCCGCCTCGGCGGCCACTGGAACGAATTGTGGGCCAACCGTAACATGTGGAACCGTCAACACGACGCAATCATTGCTGCCAACCGTGCTGATATGACTCCAGACATGCTGGCCTGTAACGCTGTTGGTGGTTTCTCCCGTGACTTCTGGGCTGAGATTGATCGCCAGGTCCTGCAACTGCGCGATCAGGAAATCGGTATGGAAATCGTGAACGACCTGATCGGGGTTCAGACGGTGCTTCCGGTCGGTAAAACCGCCAAGCTGTATAACGTGGTTGGCGACATCGCCGATGACGTCTCAGTAAGCATCGATGGTCAGGCGCCGTTCTCCTTCGATCACACTGACTACGCCAGCGATGGCGATCCGATTCCGGTATTCACCGCGGGTTATGGTGTGAACTGGCGTCACGCAGCCGGGCTGAACTCTGTGGGTATTGACCTGGTGCTGGATTCGCAAATGGCGAAGATGCGCAAGTTCAACCAGAAGCGCGTGAACTACTACCTGAACGGTGATTCAAAAATTCAGGTTCAGTCCTACCCGGCGCAGGGCATCAAGAACCATCGCAACACCAAGAAGATTAACCTCGGATCTGGAGCAGGTGGCGCGAACATTGACCTGACTAGCGCTACCACGACTCAGTATTTTGAGTTCTTTGGCAAGGGTGCGTTCGGTACCACGGCGCGTGCTAACAAAGTAGCTCAGTTTGATGTTATGTGGGTATCTCCAGAAATCTGGGCAAATATGGCTCAGCCGTACGTTGTAAACGGCGTGGTAAGCGGCACTCTCCTCCAAGCAGTATTGCCATTCGCACCAGTGAAAGAAATCCGCATGAGCTTCGCACTGACCGGTAACGAGTTTATCGCGTACGTTCGTCGCCGTGACGTGATCTCTCCACTAGTAGGTATGGCTGTTGGCGTTGTGCCACTGCCTCGCCCACTGCCTAACGTTAACTACAACTTCCAGATTATGTCTGCTGAAGGTCTGCAAATCACCGCAGACGATCAGGGCCTGTCTGGCGTTGTCTACGGCGCTAACCTGGCGTAAGGAACAGCATGGCTAAATACGAAGTAGTGCGCCCATGGTTCGGCGTGAAGGTAGGGCAGGTGGTGGAGTTGAAAGAACTGCACCCGGCGCTGAAGTCTAACGTCCGTATCATGAATGGTGAGGCAGGCGGAGAACTTACCCCGTCGACGCCTGATGCCGGTACCGGTGAGAAATCTCGCAAAGAGGTTATCCAGGATCGTCTGACTGAACTTGGTATCGAGTTTAAAGGCACCCTGGGCGCTGAAAAGCTCAGTGAGCTGTTGCCTGATGGCGAGCTCGAAAAGCTTTTCGCTGCTGAATAACAGCCGCCGGTAAGGCGGTTTTTTTATGCCCTCTCCGGAGGGCTCATTAGAGGCCCGCATGATTACCACTGAACAGGCCAAAGAATATCTGAAGTCAGTCGGTATCACGCTGCCTGACTTCATCTTAGAAGCGCTCGTAGAGCAGGCCAATAGCATTCAGGAATGCCTTGATGCGCACTATCCCCCGGCTACCGCGCTACTGATCCAGTCCTACCTGTTGGGGATGATGGCTCTGGGGCAGGGTGACAAGTACGTGTCCAGTCACACCGCGCCGAGCGGGGCATCAGAATCATTCCGCTATCAGTCATTTGCCGATCGCTGGAAAGGTTCGTTGAACCTGCTACGCGGACTGGATAAGTACGGCTGCGCCACTGCTCTTATTCCTGCCGACCCAACCGCAGCGCCAGCGTTCGCTGGTATCTGGATCGGTCGTGGTGGATGCATGTGCGGGGATAAGTAATGACGTGGATATCCGTTAGCGTCCGGTTGCCGCGCTCATTCACCCGCGTCTGGTTGATGACCGATACCGGGCGGGAGACTACCGGCTACGTCAAATCGGACGGCGAGTGGCACATCAACTGTGAGCGCATCCGGGCGACAGGCGCTAAGGTACTGCGCTGGAAGGAGTGAGAATGGCAACTTTAAAAGGTAAGCGCATTACCGCTGTCATATACGATGTTCAATGCAGCATCGCTGGTAACGATGAGCGCTTCACTGGTGAAACCGGCAATATTGACGCCATTGAGGCGTTTTTAAGCATCACGAGCGGAAACCCATCAGTTATGTTTATTCCGGTCGGCAATGATCGCTTCGTTAGCATTAAAACGATCGAGCAAATCACCGTCAAAAGAGTGCTTGAGGATTGATATGTCATCAGCTGCAAACTGGTCCTACACCGCCAAAGCAACCATCTGGCGCAAGGGTGCTGGCGGCAGGGACGAAAACGGTGATCCCATAAACGGCTATGCCGCGCCGGTCATTATCATGGTCGATTATGAAGGCGGACTGTCAAAGCGTATCGGCAGCCTGGGTGCTGAAATCGTCGTGAAGAACACCGTCTGGACTGAGTACGCGCTGGCCGACGCCGGTGACTACCTGCTGATTGGTGAATCTACCGATGCCGATCCTGTTGCTGCTGGCGCTGACGAGGTGCGGCAGGTTATCCGGTACGCCGACACGTTCGAGCGAGTGGCGGACGATTTCGCGATACTGACGGGGGTTTAACCATGGGCATCAAAGTAAAGGGCATCGCCCAGGCGAAAAAAAACATGAACGACATCATCAACGACGTTCAGGGCCGGAAAGCTGTCCGCGCCATCCAGTCAGCGTTAATCCTTATTGGTGCCCGGGCCGCTTATTACACCCCGATCGATACCTCCACTCTGGTGAATAGCCAGTTCCGGGAAATTGATGCGGGTGGCGTGATTATTACCGGTCGCGTCGGCTATTCAGCCAACTATGCAGTATATGTCCATGAGGCATCCGGCAAGTTGAAAGGCCAGCCACGCGCGCACTTCGGTATCACCAGCAACCGCTCTGATTTCGGCCCGCAGAAACCGAAAGAGTTCGGCGGTGGGACCGGAACGGGAAACTACTGGGATCCTCACGGCGAGCCTCAGTTCCTGACCAAAGGCGCAAACGAAGAGCGCGATGCTATCGATGCAGTGATGCGTAAGGAGCTTTCGCTATGACACCCATGATGCATGAGCGGGTGCGTAACATGTTCGGTAATGCAGGCCTGACAACCGGATTCACGGTGCAGAAGTTGATGTACGACGACCCGGATGATCTGACGCAGGCCGTGATGGTATTCAGGCCAAACGGTGGTTCGGACATCCGTCACGACCTTGGCTCTGAACATCACGTCCTCGTCGATGTGATCGGTGCGAAGGATAAGCGTGGCGACGCCACCAATGCCGTGCAGCGTATCGTCGATTATGTCCAGGCCAACCCAATGGCTGATGAGTGTGTCGGCTACATCCAGAACATGGGCGCAATCCCTGCGCCGGTGCTGACGGCAGAAGGCCGGATAGTCTTCCGGCTCCAGTTCGCCTGCACCTACGGCGAATAGCCATACCAACCAAATAGACCCGCTCAGGCGGGTTTTCTTTTTTATACGTCAAAGAGGAAGTTTCTATGGCTAATTGCCAGAACTCGAACGAACGCCTGTTCGGTGGCGCAGTCGTACTGGAAGTCGCCGATGGTTGCCCGGACGTCAAACCACTCGAAGCTGAGTGGAAGGCGCTGGCGGCCGGTACGTCGAAAGGCTTCGATTTTAACCCGAACTCGGTAACCTCAGATGCGGATGACGGCGGCGGCTATGTCGAAACCATCATCACCAACAGTGATTTTACCCTGAGCTTCGAGGGTGAGGTCCGCAAGAAGGATAAACTGGATCAGTATGGTGTCGGCAAATTCATCAAGTATTTCGCTGACGAGCTGAAGGCCAAGCGCCAGCCTGGGATCTGGGTGCGTATGGACTACGGCCCGGTAGAATTTATCGGCTACATGAACATCACGGCACTGAGTTCTGACGGCGGCACCAACGACATCGTCACGTTCTCCACCGAGTTCAAAGTGGGCGATGCCAGCACTATCGAAGTTAACGAAGTGACGGCGGTGGCGGTGACCGGCGTAACTGTTACCCCAGCTACCAGCACAGGCGCGGCAGGCGGTACCAGCACCTTCACGGTGAATGTTGCTCCAGCCGGCGCGACGAACAAAGATTTCACCGTCGCATCAACCGATCCAACCAAAGCCACTGCCAGCGCCTCCGGCACCACCGTCACGGTGAATCGCGTCGCCACCGGCAGCGCGCAGATCATCATCAACACCGAAGACGGAAACTTTGTGGCCGTGCATACGGTTACCGTTACCTAACGGCCATTCCAAAGGGTGGCCGCGGCTGCCCTTGATAATGATCGTTACCCGGGAAGGAACATGACAGCACTGATCGATATCGGCGAGTTCTCTGTGAGTGACGGCCGGGACGGAGGAAAGGATTACCTGCTGAGGCCATCCCTGATGGCTATGACACGGATCGGCACGCCAGCTGAGATTGTTCAGGCGTATGCAACGGTACACGGTAGCGATGTTGCCGCCGTCATCCAGCTCTGCACTGACACGCTTGGCCGCTTCCCTGAGTGGCTGTCGCCATCCATGAATCGCATCGCTGAACAGCTGCTGTCGCTGAGCATGCATATCATGCAGGCCTGCTGTGATGACGATCTCACCCCGATGATAGGTGAGTGGAAAGGTTGGAGCCGGTACGTTGTTTACCGGCCCGGGCAGATGCCGCGAAACGACATCATCGTGCTGGCTCAGCATCTCATGCAGCATGGCGTCGTTGGCAAGGCTAGTGTTCGCCGCCTGCAGCGCCATGAGTCAGGCGAAACAACGAATGAGTTTAAGGCGTTCGACTACATCAGCGCGGCGCGAAGCCACTTCGGCATTAGCCGGGATGAGGCTGCGGCTCTGACAATGACCGAGTTCCAGTTGATGCTGGCGCAGAAATACCCTGATCAGAAGGGCTTTACGCGTGACGAGTACGACGCAGTTGCTGATGACTTCCTGGCGAAGCAGGCGGCGCGCCGGGCACAGGCGAACCAGAAGTAGCTGGCTTTTTCTTCAATCACATCCTGAGATCAATAAATCAGCAGTTGCCGTTGCGCCTGTGCTATTCCTGGGTAGGATGTTCATTTTTACCAATGGGGAATAGGGATATGAAAAATCTTATCTTAGTTATGATCTCATCTGCGCTGCTGGGTGGTTGTGTGTCATATCAGCGTTCAGCGGCGATAAGCGCAACTCCAGGCGTGGAGTTTCAGCAAAAGAATGGAAGTGAGATCATAAAGTCGTATGAAGTTAAAAAAGACATTGGCGAGATAACTAAAGACTCTCTGAAATCCTGTGTCCTGAGTAACGTGACTAATAGCCAGGTTCAGCTAACTGATGCATCTAAGAGCTTCAGTGGCGCTTACACTGGGAATTACTATAACGTGCAAACCTCATCCAGTGTCCAAGGCGGATCTGTTATCCAGGCAGAAACTTCACATGGGATAATCTTTGCCGGTACAGGGGAGTATTTAACCTCCTCAATGGGGATAAAAAGAACAGTGAGATTCACCGGTGAAATTACACCCATAGGTCAACAAGCGAAGTTCAAGTTCTCCAACATACAGCAGGTTCAAAACGATAGCGGAGCTATATCTAACAATGGCTTCTTTGATGTTGGATCTTGGGATGCAGCGAGTCCTGAGAGTGTCATAAATGTTCTAAATGAGAAGGCAGGCGCCATCTCAAAATGCCTTTCGAAAAACTAAACTGACGTACATTCAAGAAACCCCGCTTCGGCGGGGTTTTTTTATTGCCCGGAGAAAGCTATGGCAGGTGAGAAAGACGCTGGCAGCATTGTTTACACGGTGAGTGCTGATATTGAACCATTGCTGGTTGGCGGCAAGTTAGCAGCCGATGCATTGGACAAGCTTGATGCCGCGGCCAAGGCGTCAAGTAAAGGCATGGATAGTCTCGATAATAGCGCCGGACAGACTGGTGGGGCTTTCACTGAACTTGCTGGCTATGCCAACTCTATGGATAACCAGCTTAAAAAGCTGAATGGTAGCGTCAGCGGGATTGCCAGGGCAATGGCTGAGGCCCGTAGTGGCACCGGTGGTGCCAGCAATGAATTTAGCAGGGCTGATTCGATTATTGAAGCGCTGGGCAATCAACTGGCGATCCTCGATGAGGCGCAGGAGAACGGCGCGCGCAGCGCTGCGATGTTGGCTGCCCAATTACGCGCCGGATCTAAAGCTACCGATGAAGAGAAGCAGAAAATTGGTGAGCTAACCGGTCGTCTTTTTGATATGAAAACTGCCAGTGATACGGGAGCAAAAGGGCATGGGAACTGGAAATCCACCATGCAGCAGGCTGGCTATCAAGTTCAGGATTTCATCGTCCAGGTGCAGGGTGGCCAGTCTGCTCTCGTGGCTTTCTCACAGCAGGGGTCTCAGCTTGCTGGGGCATTTGGCCCTGGTGGCGCGGTTATAGGTGCAGTTCTGGCGCTCAGCACGGTAGTGGCAGGGGCGCTTATAACATCGTTGAATGGCGGTAAAAATGCCATAGATGCGCTGAAAAGCGCCGCCGAAACCATGGATAAAGTCATTACGGTTTCACAAAATGGCGTCGCCGCGCTTTCTGATAAATATGCTGCCCTGGCACAGACAAATATTGCTGTAGCAACCTTAATGAAAAAGCAGGCCGAGCTTGAATTGCAGGCCGCTCTATCAAGTGTATCGAAAGAAGTCCAAAAGGCATCGAGTGATTTTATTAGCTTTGGTGATTCATTGATGTCTTCGCTGGGCGGTGGATATGCCAGCGTAAAATTATTCAATGACTATTTGTCCACGCTAAATATAACCACTAACGATTTCAGTGAGGCATGGAAGCAGGCAGCTGCAAACGGGCAGGCTGGACAATCAACGATGAATTCTATGGTGGCAACTGTTGCCGCCTTGTCCACAAAATTTGATATCAGCGATCAGAAGGCTTTTGAATTTGCCAAACAACTTTCAGACATTGCAAAGACCCCTACAGATGAAAAGCTTCAAGCGCTTGTCGCGACCCTATTAGAGGTCGGCAATGGACAATCCTCGGGAGCAGCTAAAGCGAGGGAGTATGCTAGAGGTCTCTTAACAATAATGGAGACGACTACGGATGCAACCAGACGCCTTAAGGCCCTGAAGGAGATGACCGATAGCCTCACTTCCAGCCAGGATAAGGCGTTAAAAATAGCTCAGCAGGAGCTGTTTATTGCGCGGCAAACTGGTGAGGCTAAAATGAAAGCCAAGGCCTGGCGAGATGCAGAAACGCAGGGTCTGAAAGAGGGGACGGAAGCATTCAGGAAATATTACAACGTCAAGTTGGCAACCTATAAGCAGGAGGAGGCTAACGCCAACAGTAAGAAGGGTTCTAAAAGTGCAGCCTCTGAAGCAAATAAGCTTGCTTCTCAGCAAGAGACAGTCGCTCAGAAACTGGCAAATCTCAAACAGCAATCCGAATTGGCCGCCGCGTCTACCAACGAACTGAGTCGTGAGCAGACCATGCTTAGGGCCGAGCAGTCACTCGGTAGCGCTGCCACCCAAGCCCAGATTAAGGAGGCAAGGGAATATGCAGCCAGGACGTGGGACGTTGCTAATGCCCTGAAAATGCGTCAGCAGGCGGAGCAGGCCTCACGCTTTATCGGCCAGGAGGTAGCAGCCGCAAGGGTGCAGCGTGATCCATATACGGGCGAGGCGCAGGACCCCGCAGCGCAGGTCAACGATGAAGAGCAGCGCAAGCTTGAAGCTCTGACGAAATACCAGCAGATGGGTGTAATAAACGCCCAGCAATTCGAAGACGGAAAAACAGCCATCGCAAGGCAGGCTTCAAATGACCGCATCAGCATTGCCCAGCAGGAGGCTAAGCGTCAGGTTGACGTGATGAACATGCTGCTTGGCGGGATCGGAGAGGGCTTCTCTGGCCTGGCGGAAATCGTGTCCAAAAGCGCTGGCGAGAGTAATGCTGCGTATAAAACGTTGTTTGCCATCAGTAAAGCATTTGCCGTCGCGCAGTCCACTCTGAACCTTCAGCTGGCACTTTCAAACGCCATGGCATCGGGGCCTTTCCCCTGGAACATGGCCGCAATGGCGCAGGTCGCTGCAGCCGGTGGGCAGGTGATTTCCTCTATCGGCGCAATGTCCTATGGAGGAGGTCGAGAGCATGGCGGACCGGTATCGGCCAGCTCCATGTACCGCGTGGGCGAGGGCGGCAAACCTGAGATTTTCAAAGCCAGCAATGGCAGCCAGTACATGATCCCCGGCGATAACGGTCGCGTCATCAGTAACCGTGATATTGGCGGCGGTGGCGGGGCGTTCAATTACAGCCCGGTCATTCAGGTTAACGGTGATCCGACGGAGCAGACGCTTGCCATGCTTGAGGCGGCGGTTAAGCGCGGGGCGCAGCAGGGCTATGCCATGGCCGTCAGCGATGTCGCCAGCGGCAAAGGTAAGCTTTCCAATGCGCTGACCAATAACTTCAACACCAGTCAACGCCTCACATAAGGAGTTCCCATGGGGATCAGCAGCACCATTGATTTCCCGCACCAGTATCTGCCGATGCCCCAGCGTTCCGGGCATGGATTCACCCCGATCAGTCCACTCCAGCGTTCCTCCATGACATCAGGCCGCACGCGGCAGCGTCGCAAATACACGTCAGTTCCGACTGAAGCGGGTGTGTCGTGGGTGTTTAGTGATGTCCAGGCGCAGTTGTTTGAATCGTGGTTCCGGGATGCGATCACTGACGGGGCGGCGTGGTTCAACATGCGCATGCGTACGCCGATGGGTGTCGGCGACTACGTGTGCCGGTTTAAGAACATCTACGACGGGCCAGTGCTGTACGGGTTGGGGTTCTGGAAATTCTCGGCAACTCTTGAGTTGTGGGAGCGTCCAATCCTGCCGCCTGGCTGGGGTAACTTCCCTGAGTTTATCGCCGGGCAAAGCATTATTGATTATGCGCTTAATAAGGAGTGGCCGGAAGCATGACCAGTCCAACGTTAAACAGGCTATACGCCAGCGGCGGCAGCGAAATCCTTTTCAATACGCTGCAGATCACCGTCGGCGGTCAGAATTACTGGCTGGTTGAAAACTTCGAGGATATCACTGCAGTTACTGAGACGGGAGCGACAGTGACATTCCAGGCCGCCGCCATGGCTATCGCGTTGCCTGCCAGGAACAGCGACGGCACGCAGGATCTGAAATTCGCCATCAGCAATATCGACGGCGTGGTTTCAACGGCGATCCGTAACGCGCTGGATAACCTCAGTGACGCTACCATCACGATGCGGCAATTCATCTCGACTGACCTGCAGTCTCCAGCCTCGCCACCTGTAGTGCTACAGGTTAAAGATGGTCAGTGGACAGCGACTCAGGTTCAGATTACCGCCGGATTCCTGAATATTCTCAAAACTGCCTGGCCTCGCTACCGCTACACGCTGCCAGACTTTCCAGGGCTTCGTTATTTGACTTGATGCAGACCCTCATCACGGTTCAATATTGCTCCTCACCTTACACAAAGGGGGGGATTATGCTCAGGTCTCTCAGGGAAATTGTTTTTGACGTTGCAAAACATGAGGTTGGGCACTGGCTTGCATGGCATTGCTCTGGCGGATCTTCATCTGGTATCGAAGTAAAAATATTGTCGATTAAAGGGAGACATACGGGCGCATTTATCCCTGATATGGAGTGGGATGTGTCCGCACTGAATGACGCCCGTAACTATGTAAAAGCCAGATTGCTGTGTCTGCACGCTGGTATTTATGCGCAATCCTTTCTCGGTGACGTTTTCGACGCAGAGCGAATAGGCCGTGAGTTCAACCACCTTGGTGCTGCGGCATCTGATTTTCATCGAAGTATTGAGCTTGCCTGGGCTTACTGCAACCTCACGGGCCGCTCAGATCAATACAAGGCGGTTTGCAGCGAAATAGACCAGGAGGCAGCCAGTCTGGTTGCGGACAATTTTGAATTTATTAAGCATGCAGCGAAAGCGATCTCAGACATGGCGGCTTACGAAGGTCAGCTTATTAAACTTCCAGACTATGAGCTGCAATCCATGTATGAAAAATTTAAACGTCAGAGGTGATGAATGGAAAAATTAACGCTATCCGTAAAATTTGATACCACCTCATTAGATGAGGCAATCGAGAAGGTCAGAACCTTAAAAAAAGAATTAAGGGAGCTTGGTTTGCCTTACTTCACTGGCAATCCTCTGGCTGGATATCAGCCACAAAAAGAAGAAAAAGCCACTAACCAGTAAGCCGCTTGAAGCGGCTTTTTTTTATGAGGCGCCCATGTTCACTCCTGATAAATACCGTTCAGTTACCTGGCTGAAGGGCGGCCGCGTTTACCCCGCGCTCGACTGCTTTGGCATCGTCAATGAAATCAGGCGCGACCTTGGCCTGGCGCCCTGGCCGGATTTTGCCGGGGTCACGAAAGATGATAATGGCCTCGACCGGGAAGCGCGCGGGCTGATGGCTGACCTGCAGCGTTGTGATCCTGTGCCGGGTGCTGGCATCGCCTGTTATTCCGGCTCCGTGGTGACTCATGTTGCCATCGTCGTGGAGATTGACGGCGTGCTGCATGCCGCTGAGTGCAATCCCCGCAGCAACGTAACCTTCCTGCCGCTGGCGCGTTTTGCGCGCCGCTTTGTTCGCGTGGAGTATTACCAGTGACGATCCGAATCTATCCCTCCCGGCTGCCGGGTGAGCCGCTGGAAACGCACCATCACGAAGCCATGCCCCTCAGCGCCTGGTTTGCGCAGAACGTGAACGGCTGGACGCCGGAGCAGCAGCACCCGGTCGCGGTTGAAATCGATGGCGTTCCGGTGCCGCCGTCAGAATGGGCGCTGCGTTCCATTCGCCCTGACAGCGATGTAAGGCTGTATCCGGTGCCCTACGGTACCGGCGCGGAGATCGCCCTGTGGATTGCTGTCAGCGTGGCCGTCGCCTCGGCGGCGTACTCACTTTACATGATGAGCACCATGCAGACCGGCGGCAGCCAGCAGCCGTCGAATGGTGACCAGCTGGAGCTGAACCCGGCAAAGGCCAACATGGCCAAACTCGGCGATCCCATCCGCGAAATTTTTGGCCGCTACAAGGTATGGCCGGACTACATTGTCCAGCCTGTATCGCGCTTCGATTCTGCCGATCCCAAAAAATACGTGACCAGCATGTTTTTATGCGTCGGGGCGGGCGACATGGCACTGCCGCCGTCGGCGATAAAGATTGGGTCCACACCTGCATCAGCGTTTGGCAGCGATGTCAGCGCCACCGTGTATCCACCGGGTGCCAGCGTCTCAGCCGACACCCGCTCCGAGAACTGGTTTAACAGCGGCGAGGTGGGCAATACAACATCGGGAACTGCGGGTCTCGACCTGGGCTCAACCGGCCCGCAGACGGTGAGCATCATCTCTGATGCGATACTGGTGAGCGGCAACACCATTACCCTCATTGCGGCAACAGCCAGCGACGGGGAGACTGAAATTCCTGCGGCCTGGGTTGCCGGTACCATCGTCACGGTTATCGCGCCAAACTCGTACCGGGTAGCCAACACCGGTGGGTACAGCGTGATTTTTGGTGATGTCGCTGAGCTGCGACCGGTCGTGGGCATGCCCGTCCAGGTCTCCTTCAACGAGTCTTCGTACGAGCTGTTTATCGCCAGTTACGTCCCCGGCGTTCCGGCGGTGCCGGGCGTGGGCGGCTCAACGGCCAGCATAACCGCCAGCGCCGCGCCCACCACCTACGACTTCACGGCAACACCAGTCACGTTCACGATCGGCTGGAAAGGCACGACATATGCCATCTCGCTCATCACCAGTTACGTCACCATGTCCGGGCTGGTTAACACCATCAGCAACCAGCTCACCGGCTCCGGCCTGATTGCGCGTGATAGTAGTGGCAGGCTGCAGATTGTCGAGGAGAGCAGCCCGTTCGCCGGCGGTGCTATCAGCCACAGCGCGCTTCCTGTGGCCGCATTCGGCAGCACTCCGGTTGATGTTTCCGGCGTGGCGTCATCAGGTGGCACCGCGGCGGTGGAGGCGCATATCACGCTGGCGTACGACAGCGCGGCCGGAAAGCCGTTTACCGGTATCCCGGACGGCGTTCAGCGGATCGGTATCGGCTACGCAGACGGCCAGTTCCGCATTACGGATATTGATGCCCAGACCATCACGGTTGAGCGGGTGGTCATCACCCAGGATGCCAGCGGTAATGATGTCGTTACCGCAGACCCCTCCTGGCCAGGATTCACTGAGCGCACCCTGCTTGATGCTCAGGTCACGGGCGTGAATGATGATTACGCCTGGCTCGGCCCGTTCCTGGCCTGCCCGGATGGCGAAACGACGACCACCATCGAAAACAACTTCATTTTCCCGAACGGCCACATCCAGTACAAAAAGAACGGGGATCCGAAGTCGCACACCGTGCGGGTGCTGGTTCAGTACCGCAATGCTGCCACTGCGGGTGCCTGGTCGCAGGTGGTCTATAACTTCACCAACAAAACCGCTGACGGTCATGGCTATACCCGGCGTATCAGCGGGCTGGCGGCGGCGCAGTATGAGGTCCGCGTCCGGCGCACAACGAAAATTGGCGGGTCCAGAACGGTCAATAACCTCTACTGGCAGGCGATGCGATCGCGGCTGAGTAAGCGCCCGGGGAGCTATGCAGGCGTAACGACCCTGGCGATGACGGTGCGCACCGGTAACCGCCTGGCGGCGCAGTCCGATCGCCGCGTCAACGTCACCCCGACCCGGCTGTATAACGGGCACCCTTCGCGCAGCATCAGCGGGGCGCTGTATCACGTTCTGGAATCCCTGGGCTTCCGTCCTGAACAGATTGACCGCGCCGCAATTGATGCGCTCGAGCAGACATACTGGACGCCGCGCGGGGAAACGTTCGACTGGGCAACCGGCGAAAGCAAATCGGCCCTGGAGGTGCTGAAAACTATCACCGGGGCGGGGATGGGGTATTTCCTGCTCTCTGATGGCCTGGTTTCCGCCGGGCGGGAAGGGGTGAAAAACTGGACCGGGATGATCACCCCACAGGAGACTACCGAAGAGCTGCAGACCGCATTTAAGGCACCGAGCCAGGACGATTATGACGGCGTGGATGTTACGTATATCAACGGCACGACCTGGGCAGAAGAAACCGTTCAGTGTCGTCAGCCCGGAAATCCCACACCAGTGAAGGTGGAGGATTATAAGCTGGAAGGGGTTGTGGATCAGGACCGGGCATATCGTATCGGCATGCGCCGGTTGCTGGGGTACCAGCTGCAGCGCCTGCAGCACACCACAAGCACCGAGATGGACGCGCTCTGCTACCAGTTTATGGACCGCATCATCCTCACTGATGATATTCCAGGCAACCAGACGCTGAGCTGCCTGATAACTGAAATGAGCTGGGACAGCACTGCCATCACCCTGGTGCTCAGCGAACCGCCGGACTGGAGTTTTCCAAATCCGCGCGTGGTGATCCGCCATCAGGGGGGGCGGGCTTCAGCGCTACATGTTCCGACGCGCATTGATGATTACACCCTGAGTATTCCCTACAACTCCGAGCTGGCTCCTGAGGAATGGGAGATGGACAGCCCGTATATCGAGCCGCCGCGCCTGATGTTCTGCTCGTCATCCCGGGTGGGGTACGACGCACTGGTTGCGGAGATAACGCCCGGCAGCGACGGAACCAGCAGTGTATCGGCGATCCAGTATCACCCGGGGAAATATCAGTACGACGACGCCAGCTATCCCGGCGATATCACATAACCCTCAAATAATTATCAACCCGCTTCTGCGGGTTTTTTTATGCCCGGAGCGAGCATGACAACCTATTTCACGAAAAACCCCCTGGGCTCCTCCAGCCCTTACGATCTGTTTGATAACGCCCAGAACTTTGACACGGCAGTTAACAGCATTACTGCGGCTATATGGCAGGATCGCTTTGGGAAAAATCGCCTGAGTTGGTATGGTATCGAATCTCTCGCAACGCAATCGATGCTTAACTATGGCTATATCACGGCGAAATCTTTTGAACAGGGTTATACCCTCCTCACTCCTAACACTGTTCTGCAGCTCGAAAGCAATGGCGAATACTACCGCTGGGACGGAGACTGGTCACAGCCCAAAGTTGTTCCGCCTGGCGCCACCCCTGAAAGTTCGGGTGGCGTCGGGCCGGGTAAGTGGGTCGGTGTAGGGGATGCCTCACTTCGGGCGGATCTGAAAAATCCTGCTCTGGGTGACGCCATGATGGCGGTGCAACAGTCTCTGGCTGGTGCAGCGCCGCGCACTCAGCATGATAAAAACCAGGAGACCGTCAGCGTACTGGATTTTGTAGCCAAAGCTGATGTGGCCGCTATTACTTCAGGCATCATGGATGCCACTGCAGCCTTTACAGCTGCAGCCACAGCCTCTCCTGGTGGGGTTTATGTCCCGGCAGGCACCTATTTGATTCCAGCAGATATTCCCGGCAAATTCTGGGGCCCCGGCAAGCGCATACAGACCGTTGCTGAAGGGACAATCCCATTCACCAACCCCTCGCAAACCCACGGTAATCTTATCCTTGGCTATGACGCCGGAAAGAATTTTGCTGGCGATGATATCAATGCCAGGGTGGTTTTGCTGGGTCCTGGCGCCGGGCGAAATATCACTACCGCAACCAATATCACGGCCGCCGGGCACGGGGCTATTTCTGGCGATACGCTGGTTGACGCCCTGACGGACACCTCTCCGTGCACTGGCACCGAACTCATCGCAATTGGTGTTAACGCCCTCAAGAAAGCGATAACCCTCAACAACTCCATCGGCATTGGCCGTGATGCGCTTAATGAGAACAAGTTCGGCTCATTCAACATTGGTATTGGGCCGTCTTCCTTCCAGCAACTTCACACCGGTAGCAATAACGTTGGTGTTGGCCGGTCTACCGGCATGCGTGCAGGTATTGTTACTGATTCGTCTGGCAAGCGACTTTCATTCAGTATCGTTAATGGCTGTACTTTCATAGGTAACGCAGCAGGCCGCGAAATTACCAGCGGCGATAATAATACCTATATTGGTAATAGTGCTGGACGCGGTGTGACTTCAACTACTAATACTTTTACTGGTACTGCTACTGGTTCAAATAACGTAGCTTTAGGCGCTGACGCCCTTAACGCTGTCGGCACTGCCAGTAACAACGTCATGCTCGGGAGGGGGACGGGGAGAACGCTGTCTTCAGGTAACGGTAATATTTTTATCGGAGACCTGGCAGGGGCAGGTATTACCTCTGGCGATAATCAGTTTATCGTCGCAAACCAGGGGAGCCTTCCTTACCTTCAGGGGAATATGGCTGGGCCAAGAAACGCGTCAAGTTTCCTTCGTGTGGACGGCGTTTTAACTGCAGCAACAGATAACCTCAATGCGCTTGGCTCAGGCGCTTATCGCTGGACTCAGGTGTTTGCTGCTGCAGGTGCAATTAACACATCTGATGGCACGGTGAAAACCGACGTGAGTGCGCCGTCAGACACCGAGCTTCGGGTTGCGAAAAAGCTCAAAAGCCTCATTGTTCGTTATAAGTTTATCGATGCCGTTGAAGAGAAAGGCAAGGAGGCGCGCTGGCATTTTGGTGTGATAGCGCAGGAGGTTGAGAAGGCTTTTGCCGAGGAGGGGCTTAACGCCTCTGATTACGGGCTCTTCTGTTATGACGAATGGGAGGATCAGTATGAAACCATACCTGCTGAGACGGTCTATCACCCGGCAGTGACGAGTTCGTTAGTATCACCGGACGGGGAGCAACTAATCATCGAGGAAGAGCGATGGGAGGTTATTAAGCCAGCGAAACAGGTGCTCGTTAAAGAGGCTGGCGGTCGCTACGGCATCCGCTATGAAGAGCTTTTGTGTTTCATTATGGCTGCTATGTAATTAAGCATTCAGGTCTCACGCACTTGATCTGCACTCTCTTTAAAACTACTGTATATAAAAACAGTGAAAGGGAGTGCAGACCATGCCCCGCAAATCAGACATTCACAGCGCATTTGTCGCTGCAATACAGCTAAACCCTAAGGGTTATCAGTGTCTTCACACGAATGACTTCATCCGGGAGTTACGCGCACGGAACTGGCATTTCACCCAGGCTGATGCGAATTAATGGATCGAGCAGTACCAGACTTGCTTCGTAGACAAGACGCCGGACGACAGGCCGAACAGGTTGTGGATGATGCGCAATATGGGGAGGGTCGTGTAATGGGATTCCCTTCACCGGCGACGGATTATGTAGAGCGCAGGCTTTGTCCTGAAACCATCTGTGGCATAGGTATCGACAGCCGCATTCTCGAAACATCGACAGGGTTCGCTGTTATCGAACCGGTCACTCGGCTGGTACAGAATCAGGTTCTGCTGATTTTGTCCGGCGGCCGGACTCAGTTTGCAAGGGTCATGGGTCGGGCATTAATTACCGATGATGGCGAAGCGATCGAGGGGGCTGCGGCGGAAGAGGTGGAAGTGCTTGGGCGGGTTACGTTCTTCATCAACAGCGTGATCGAAGACGACAGGGTGGTTTGA